GTTATCAGCCGAGTTAGACGCCTTAGCAAAGGCTTTGTACGAGCCAGCGCATCCCATGTTGGCCATTGTGGGCGGGGCAAAAGTATCGACTTTGCAGATGAAGTAATTGAAGAAATGGCATCGTTCCCGTTCGGCGATTATGACGACTTTTGCGATAGTGCTACAATGGCTTTGATGCGTTTTAGGCAAGGTGGTTTTATATCCTTGCGCGAAGATTATGAAGACGAGGTGAAATTATTAAAAACGAACAGGACAGTATATTATTGAGAATATACCTAACTAGGTTTGTTTTCGATGGTAAAGAATATGCCGGACCGGACATTCATGCGGAAAACATGGAGGACGCTGAATTGATAGCTGAGTATAGTGGTTTAATAGTAGACGGAGAGTTGACAGACATAGTGGATTTGGATTTAGATACCAGACCAAGGGTGTTACACTAAAATAATATGGCGATAGAAAAACAATTAGGAACAGAAGATACGCAAGTTAGATCCATGGGATCTGCTGTAGAAATACAACCAGATACCAGTAGAGAAGATCAAATAAGAGAAGCGGCTGAAATATTAGTTGCTAATGAAGAAGTTTTAATTGACGACGAAATAGCCATAGACGAACCGCAACTTGGTTTCAATGCCAATTTAGCAGAGGCTTTGCCAGACGATATATTAGGTAGCATAGCCAACGACTTACTTAGCTCTATAAAAGGAGACAAGCAATCTAGGAGTGAATGGGAAAAAACATATACAGATGGATTGAAATATCTGGGTATGAAGTTTGACGAGGGTAGATCCCAACCATTTGAAGGAAGCTCAGGTGTGATACACCCGATCTTGGCAGAATCCGTTACTGCTTTCCAGGCCCAGGCTTATAAAGAAATGTTGCCGGCAAAAGGTCCAGTAAAAACAGAGATAATCGGTGCCAGGACCATAGAAACAGAAAACCAGGCTGAAAGAGTACAAGAGTTTATGAACTATTACATTATGAATGTAATGGAAGAATATGATCCAGAGCTAGATCAAATGTTATTTTATTTACCTCTAGCCGGATCTGCATTTAAAAAGGTTTACTTCGATTTTGTCCTTAATAGGGCCATGTCTAAATTTATACCTCCAGAAGATCTTATTGTGCCTTATGAGGCAGCAGATATAAGCTCTGCTGAAAGAATTACACATGTTATCAACATGTCTTCTAATGAAATCAAGAAACAACAACTTACTGGTTTTTATGCAAACGTAGATATTGGATCTGACGGGTATGCAGATGATATGTCTGAAATCGAAGAGGCCATAGACGAAATACAAGGTATATCGCCGTCATACAAAGAAAATAGAAACAGAACAGTATATGAAGTACATACAGTGCTTGATATAGAGGGTTACGAAGACAGAGACGCAGAGGGTAATACTACAGGATTGAAACTACCTTACATCGTTACCATAGAAGAATCCTCACAGGCAGTCCTTAGCATAAGAAGAAACTACTTAGAAAACGATCTTCTTAAAAATAAGATTAATTATTTCGTTCAGTACAAATTTATGCCAGGACTCGGATTTTATGGTTTAGGGTTATCACACATGATTGGTGGTCTGTCCAAAGCATCTACTTCAATACTTAGACAACTCATAGACGCTGGAACGCTTGCGAATTTACCAGCTGGTTTTAAAGCAAGAGGTATGAGGATCAGAGACGAGGACGAACCATTACAACCCGGAGAGTTTAGGGACATCGACACAACAGGTGGATCCTTGAAAGAAAACTTAATACCTTTGCCTGTAAAAGAGCCAAGCGCTGTTTTGATGCAGCTATTAGGCTTATTGATAGACTCTGGCAAAAGATTTGCAGCTGTGGCTGATATGAACATAGGTGATGTGAACCAGGCAATGCCAGTAGGCACCACTGTAGCTTTACTAGAAAGAGGCACGAAGGTTATGAGTGCCATCCACAAAAGGCTACATTATTCACAGAAACTAGAGTTTGGTTTATTGGCCAAAGTGTTTGGTGAATCTTTACCTCCCGTCTACAACTTCCAGGTAGGATCTGGACAGAATCAAATCAAACAACAAGACTTTGACGATAGGGTAGACATTGTACCGGTATCAGATCCAAACATATTTTCACAAAGTCAAAGGGTTACTTTAGCGCAAGAACTGTTGCAGATGGTACAGTCTAATCCACAAGTACATGGTCCTTTGGGAATATACGAGGCATATAGAAGAATGTATGCAGCTTTGGGAGTAGATAATGTTGATTCACTATTGTCACCACCTCCAGACATGACACCAAGGCCAGTTGACGCTGGATTAGAAAATGCAAGTTTATTGATGGGCCAACCAGCTCAAGCCTTTCCAGAACAGAATCACCAGGCACACATAGACACACATAGAAGTCTTTTTTTTACAGATCTTGTAAAAGACAGTCCACAAGTGCAAGCATTAATAATAAGTCACTGCATGCAGCATTTACAATTCCTGGCGTCACAACTTGCCCAGGAGCAAATGCCAGATGAAATGAAACAAAGAATTGCAGAGATACAAGCGCAGATGCAACAAGTATCACCAGAAGAAGCACAGATGATTGGTCAACAAATACAAATGATAAATGAGCAATATAGCTCTAGTATTATGGCTCAACTAGCTAACGACTTTTTACAATCTATAGGCATGAATAATGGCGGAGATCCTTTGGTTGACATAAGGCAACGTGAATTAGACCTTAAAGATAAAGAGATAGATTTAGAAGCACAACAGTTTGAAAGCAAACAAAATCAAAGATCACAAGAGAAAAGTATGGATGCTGAGTTGCAACTAGAACGTATGAATGTGCAAAAACAGATTGCAGATGATAAACTTGAAGTAGCAATAGATAGACTGAAAACTAATACAGATCTTAAATTGCTTGAATTAGAAAATAAAATTAAGGGGATATTATGACAACTTCTTATAAATTAAGCGCTATCAAAGAACTAAAAGCGCAAAAGAAAATATTGCGTGAGCAAGAAGCTATTGCACTTAAAGAAGCTAGAGAAGAAGCTGATAAAAAAGAACAAGCTAATCAGGCTCGTATAGCCAAAAAAATGGCTCGTATAGAAGCGGGACTTCCAGTAGAAGATCCTAGAGAAGAAAAGCCTGTAGAGAAAAAAGAAACAGTTAAGAAAACTGTAACTAAGAAAACATCAAAGCCGGTGGCTCAAAAAAAAGCACCAGCAAAAAAAAGAGGAAGGCCTAAAAAGTCTAAATAATGGACGAATTAACAGTTTTAGATTTCGTAAAGAAAAGACTTACTGATCGAAAAAATCAGATAGAAGAGACACTTATGTCCGGAAGCCTAAAAGATATGGAACATTATAAATATTTGCAAGGCGAGCTAAGTGTCATATACTACTTGGAAGACGAAATAAGTGACTTAGGAAAACAACTATAATGTCAGAAGCAATAAAAAAAGATACGAGTATAGAAAAGGTAGCAGAAGCGTATATAGATCCGGAAGAAAGAGTCCTGGATCCAGAAAAATTAGATGCTTCCATATTAGAGCGTATGCCACAACCCACTGGTTGGCGTATGTTGGTTTTACCTTATTCGGGTAAAACAAAAACGAAAGGTGGGATTCTACTAGCAAATGAAACAGTTAGTCGTGAGGCGTTGGCTACAGTCGTAGCGTATGTGGTAAAACAAGGACCGCAATGTTACAAAGACGAAGCCAGATTTGGAGATAAACCTTGGTGTGAAGAAAAACAATGGGTTTTAATAGGGCGCTACTCTGGCTCTAGGTTTAAACTTGAGGATGGTGCAGAGGTACGAATCATCAACGATGATGAAGTAATAGCCACAATTCTTGATCCAGATGATATAGTGAGCTTATGACAGTAGAAAATGACGTAAATGTAGCGCAACCAGAGGTTGACGATATAGAGGTAGAGGTTACTGAAAATGAAAGCCAGGTTGGAAATCAATCGGCTTCCGGTGACGACGAATTAGAGAACTACACAAAAAGTGTCTCTAAGCGTATTAATAAATTAAATGCGAGAAATCGTGAAACAGAAGAAAGAGCAGCACAATTAGAAGCTGCTTTACGACAAAGAGAGCAAGAGGTTCATGCTTATTATCAGCAAGCGGCCACAGCTCAACAAAATTTGTTGGCTAAAGAAGAAGAAACTGTAGAGATTAAAGAGCGTGAAGCTAATGAGCTATACAAAAAAGCTCATGCTTCCGGGGATGCTGAGTTGATGTCGAAAGCAGATACTTTGAAAAGTGAACTTTCTTTACAAAAAGAGAAAGTTAGAATAGCTAAACAGAGACAAGAGCAAGCTAATACACAAGTACAAGCTCAAGCTCAACCCCAACAACAATACGTTCAGCAAGAACAACAAACAGTACAACCTTCAAAAGAGGCGTTAGATTGGGCAGATAAAAACCCATGGTTCAATCAGAACCAAGAAGCTACAGCCTGGGCAGAACATGTCCATAATTCTTTGGCTGGCGAAGGTTTTGATTTAGACTCCGATGAATATTACGAAGAGTTGAATAACAGAATTTATAAAGTTTATCCGGATCTTAGATCTGATAATGCCGAACAAAGAGAGGACAGGCCCGCTGTGCAAAGAGTCGCCTCTGCTTCCGTAGGAAGTCGGCAAAAAACACAAGGCAAAGAGAACGGCGTACGTTTTACGAAATCCGAAGTCGAAACTCTACAAGGATTGAAACCACACGGCATGTCAGATGAAGCGTGGTTGAAATCAGTCGCTAAAGAAAAACAAAAACTAGCTACAAGGGAGGCAAAATGACAGAAGAAACTAATATAGACGTACATTCCAGAAAATCCCGTGAGTCCGAGTCTCACGATAATAATTCTCGCAGACAACCATGGAGGCCGGTAAGAAAACTAGAGGTTCCTGAACCACCAGAAGGATATGAATATCGTTGGATAAGAGAATCCATGCTGGGCCAGGAAGACAAGGCAAATGTGGCAAGAAGACTCAGAGAAGGTTGGGAACTCGTAAGAGGAACCGATTTACCAGCTGAGTATGCTTTCCCTACTGCTGACTCTGGAAGACATGCTGGTTTTATATATAGCGAAGGACTACTGTTAGCGAAAATACCTGTTGAGACTCGTAATGAACGTAATGCTTATTATGAAGATCAGACTGCCCGTAAGAAGGAAGCATTAGATAATAATATATTTAGTGAATCCAGAAAAGACGGAAGGTATGTCAAGTATGACGCTGATAGAAGATCCAATGTTACTTTTGGGAAAAAGTAACGATCATAAATAATAGGAGAAATTCTTATGGCAAATAAAGATGCCGCTTTTGGATGTAAACCTGTTCGTATGATGGGTGGCGAACCTTATAACGGAGGACAATCTCGTTATAGGATAGCCAGTGGTGCTACTACACCAATATTCCAAGGAGATCTGTGCACACAGCTCACCGCCGGAGTAATCGGTAGACACGCTGCAACTGGAACTGTTCCGATTGTTGGAGTGTTTAACGGATGTAGATACACTGATCCCACATCAGGCGAGCAAGTTTTCTCAAACTATTATCCTGGTAGTATTTCTGCCAGTGATATTCTTGCTTTCGTGATTGACGATGCAAACGTCGTATTTGAAGTACAAGCAGACGCAGCAATGCCTGTTGCTGACTTGTTCGGAAACTTCGACATTGTAGACGGATCACCTGTAGGCAGCACACAGTCCGGAATATCTAATTTAGAGCTAGACGTAACAACAGGAGCTACAACTGCTACTCTACCTCTAAAAGCATTAGATATATCTCAGGATCCTAATAACGACGATGTAGCATCAGCAAACACTAATGTTTTGTGTGTGATTCAAAACCACATTATGGGACAGAAAGGTGCTGGTCTAGCATAAGGTAGATAATAATGGCAATATCAAGAGCTCAACTCGCTAAAGAGTTAGAACCCGGATTAAACAGCCTCTTTGGCTTATCTTACGATGAGTACAACAGAGAGTACGAAGAAATCTTCTCTATAGAAGACTCTAATCGTGCCTTTGAAGAAGAGGTGTTGATAACTGGATTTGGTTCCGCACCCACTAAGTCTGAAGGACAAGGTGTTAGCTTTGACAACGCATCTGAAAGTTACAGTGCACGTTATACCCACGATACAGTGGCTTTAGCGTTTGCTTTAACAGAAGAAGCGGTTGAAGATAACCTCTATGATTCTTTAGGTAAAAGGTATGTCAAAGCATTGGCAAAATCTATGGCTAACACCAAAGAAGTTAAAGGTGCTGATGTATTAAATAACGCTTTCTCATCCAGTTTCACTGGTGGAGATGGTAAATCTCTAATAGCAACAGATCACCCACTTTCAGGTGGTGGTTCAGCTGCTAACAGAGCTACATCAATGGCTGATCTCAACGAAACTTCACTAGAAGATGCGTTGATTGACATTAGTGGATTCACAGATGACAGGGGATTAACAATTTCTGTTCAAGCTACAAAAATGATTGTTCCTAGTGAACTCGTTTTCGTTGCTGAAAGAATTTTAAATTCTAACCTGAGAACTGGAACTTCAGACAATGACTTAAATGCTGTAAAAAGCACAGGGGTACTACCCGGTGGTTATTCAGTGAATCATTATCTGACAGACCCAGATGCTTTCTTCCTGTTAACTTCTGTCACCGATCAAGGCGATGGTCTAAAAATGTTCCAAAGAAGTGGTATGGAAACTTCTATGGAACCAGACTTTGCTACAGGAAACATTAGATATAAGGCTCGTGAGCGTTATTCTTTTGGTTTCTCTGATTGGAGAGGAATTTATGGGTCACAAGGTGCATAACTAGAACGATTAGAAATAGCGTTTATAACTCAACTATTTCAGAAAAAGGGCAACTTAGGTTGCCTTTTTTTTTGCTATTTTCTTTGTGCAAATACTTGCAAATTCCTACACATTTGATATTATAACCATGTGAGATTAACTAATAACAGGAGAAAACAATGAATTTAGTAAAAAATACATACTACATAGGAGCTGGTTTTGAGAACAAAATGTACACTTTAAGACAGTACATTCAGTTTGAAAACACATCTGGCAATATTGGTGAAAGTGACAGATACATCAAAAATTTAAGCACAAACTATGATGAGGCTTATGCTAAAGCTGTTAAATATGCTAAGGAAGATAATGTTACCCTTGAGGCTTCTTTGATTGATGAACTTGACCCTATTATTAGAAAAACACAAGAATATAACGCAAAAGTCAAAGAAGACTTACAAGTGAATGTTGATAATTTTTTAAAAGCTAACCCTGTTTTGGCACAACATTTTGTGTCTTATGGTGACGCAGATATTGAAGTGCAAAGAGACATTGGTTTTGCTTTCTATGACATTAAAGACAAGCTTTACAAGTATGGAAATTTGTCTGAAGCACAAGTTAATTTTTGTAACAAAATGGTAGATAGTTATATCACCAGAAAAGAAAATGCAAAAGTATGGGAAGAAGAAAAGACAAATGCAGAACCAGTACCTGTTACTGATGAAAGAATACAGTTTACTGGTGAGGTTATAAAAACCACATTTAAAGATTATGTTTTGCCTAATGGTATGCAAACCAGCTCACAAAAATGCACTGTTAAAGACGACAGAGGTTTTGTAGTTTGGGGTGGTGATGTAGGTGAAAAAGGTGACAGGGTTTCTTTCATGGCTACAGTTACTGTGTCAGATGAAGACCCAAAGTTTGGTTTTTTCAAAAGACCTACCAAAATACAACAAATCTAAATTTGCTAATCTAAAGTCCTAGTAGTATGATTTTACTACTAGGACTTTTTAACTCGTACCTATCGACTGACCTAGCAGACAAGCCAAGACGATAGGGGTATTTCCAAAGGAGGAAATTATGGCAAATTCGACATTTAACGGACCTGTAAGGTCAGAAAATGGCTTTAAAGTCATTTCAAAAGCAGAAAAAACAGGAGCTGTAACCACATCATTTACTTTAGATGGTAATGGTATGCAAGTCACACCTGTGGCACTAGCTGATACTACAGCTATATCTTTAACAGCTGCAACACATGGTGGCAGAGTTTCAGTTGTGCCAGCATTGTCTGCTAATTGCACACTTACTTTACCTTCACCATCTGCTGGAGTTTACTTCAAACTAATTTATGGTGGTGCAGCTGAAGAAACTGAAAACTTGTTGATTAGTACAGGTTCTAATACTAACTTTTACATAGGTGGTATCATTCATTTAGACTCTAATGCAGATAATGTTTCTGTATATTCAGATGGTAACTCTAACTCCATACTTACCCTAACTGATTTTGGTTTGTTTGAAATTAACATACTAGCCAAAGATTCAACTAATTGGTATATATGGGGCAATCAAGAAGGTGCTGATGCACCAGCTTTCTCTGACGCATAGGAGTAAATAATGGCAGACACAGTAACCTCACAAACTATACAGGATGGGCAAAAAATTGCTGTCCTGAAGTTTACAAATGTATCTGATGGCACAGGTGAAAGTGCTGTCAAAAAGGTTGATGTATCAGCTTTACAAGCAAATAATAGTGGTGACGCTTGCACTTCAGTCTCTGTAGCTCGTATTTATTGGGCTACAAGAGGCATGGGTGTAAACCTAGAATTTGATGCTAGTACAAATGTTCTTTTGACTGGTTTACCAGCAGATAGTACAGGAGATGAATACTATGACTTGTTTACAGGCATACCTAACAACGCTGGTAGCGGTGTAACAGGTGACATTGACTTCACAACTGTAGGACATTCAAATGGTGATACTTATTCAATCATATTGGTTTTGAATAAAAATTATTAATGAATGGCTGTAAAAAAACCAAAACCAAAGGCTAAACCTATAAGGAAAACGACTGGAAAGGGCGGTAATTACCGCCCTACCAGTAAAGGTGCTGGCATGACAAAAAAGGGCGTAGCTGCTTATCGTAAAGCTAATCCCGGCTCTAAGTTAAAAACTGCTGTAACAGGCAAAGTAAAAAAAGGTAGCAAAGCTGCGAAAAGACGTAAGTCTTATTGTGCAAGATCGCTTGGACAATTAAAGCGAAGCTCTGCTAAAACAAGAAACAATCCTAATTCAAGAATTAGGCAAGCAAGAAGAAGGTGGAAGTGCTAATGGCAATAGGAAGATCACAAATACCAAAGAGCGTAGCAAACCCAAGTTTATATAGAAAAGCCAAAAGCAAGGCTAAGGCTAAGTTTGATGTTTACCCATCAGCTTATGCAAATGCTTACATGGTTAAAGAATATAAAAAAATGGGTGGTAAGTACAAAGGTAAAAAGAAAGCCACAGGTGGAGCAATAAGGTTGAACCAAGGTGGTACAGTCATGGTACAGGGCAGAGGCTGTGGTGCTATGATGAACGACAAACGTAAGAAAACTAAAATACCAAGAAGTTAGTATGAGTTTGACGAAGTGGTTTAAAGAAGACTGGGTTGATATAGGTTCACCAAAAAAAGGTGGTGGCTACAAAAAATGTGGTAGGTCTAAAACCAAAGGTTCTAAGCGTGGTTATCCTAAGTGTGTACCAGCCTCTAAAGCTGCAAGCATGAGCAAAAAACAAATTTCTTCTGCTGTAAGACGCAAAAGAGCAAAAAAACAAGGTGTTGGTGGTAAGCCAACTAATGTTTCTACATTCGCCTCTAGAGGTGGTAAGATAAGAAAATCAAGATCAGGCAACATGGGATTGTTTGGCAGAAGATAGGAGTTATTATGAAAGGTACTAAAGGTATGAAAAAAGGTGGCATGGCTAAACGCAAAGGCACTAAATACATGGCTAAAGGTGGTTCTACCAAAGGTAAAGGTAAAGGCACTAAGTATATGGCTAAAGGTGGTTCTGCTAAAGGTAAAGGTAAAGGCACTAAGTATATGGCTAAAGGTGGTTCTGCTAAAGGTAAAGGCAAAGGCACTAAATACATGGCTAAAGGCGGTATGGCTAAAGGTAAAGGCACTAAGTATATGGCTAAAGGTGGACCTGTTAAAAAAAGAGGTGTAGCTAGAGGCATGGGTGCAGCTATCAGAGGTGGCGACTATACGATTTAACTAAATTATAAGGATTAAATATTGTGGCGTATTTAATATCAAACATACCCCAGTTTAAATGTTGGGTAAGAAAGGAATTTACAGCAAACCATAGTGATTATCATGGTGAGTATTTACACGCTTTGGCTATAGCTGTTAATACACTACCAGACAGATCATTGTCTTTTCAGGTGGTTTTTACAGGTTGCGAGATAGATGACATGGAAGATGCACCTAATGTGCATGGTGGTGCTATGTGGGCTAGGATGCCCATACAGGCACTGGTTGCTGACATACCACTAGATGAACCTCCTGAACCAATGGAAGATCACTTAGCACAACCTTGGGATTGCTTGAGTCATCACCATTCTGTGGTTATTATGGACAGGGTAAGCTCATCTCCATGGATATGTAAGATAGGAGGAGAGTTCGTAACAGGTAAGTATATGTTTACAGTTGACTACACAGATAACTCGATAGCTGATGACCCAGCTCAACATAAACAGTCACATGTGTTATATTTAACAGAAGCTGGTGCTTGGACTGGTAACTTTGTGGCTCTACCTAACAATAGAGTAAGAGCAACAAACCCAGCCTTGTGGCGTGTT